GGTCCATGTTCCCTGAGTGCATCTTCATGCGACATGGCCTTATGCATCCCGAATGAATTTGGTTCCCATAAATGAAATCTGCAAAGTCTTCCAAGTAACGTTCGTATTTGTCCTCGTTCTTGCGCTGCATTAGATGCTTTATCCATTAGCTGTTTAACAAAGGGTACACGAGTGTGGTAAGTATTAAATAATTCTGCTGCCTTTTCTTTCGTAACTCCTAGTTCAGCTTGAAGTTTTCCTTTTCCCATTCCATAAAATAATCCTAAGTTAATTGTCTTGGCTTGGGATCTAGGAATCTCTGCCATGTCGGCAACGGTCTGGTGAAAATCTGAGGTAGTATTTTCTTTATAGGAATCAAGTACATCATAGACTGATGGAAGTTTATAAAGAGCAGCGTAATGAACTACGAGTCTTGGTTCCTGTTGATTGTAATCAAAGCAACCCCACTTACATCCTTCTTCTGGTATAAATAGACTTCTGATCTTGGGCCCTAAATCTTTATTACGTGCGGGAATTTGTTGAAGGTTTGGATTCTGGTAAGAAAATCTTCCAGTAACCGTGCCCCCTCCTGCATTTCTAAGTTGATTAATCTCTGCATGGATTCTACCTTTATGTTCGTACCTTAAAATAGAATCAATAAAAGTTGTG